TATAGATTTTGCTACTTCACCATTATCACCTCCTCTTTGTTTAAAACCTCCTGCTGGAACCAAATTCAAACTTTTTTTAATTTTATCTTCATATTCTTCATTATCTGTATATCCTAATATATAAGAATTTTCTTTATTATGTTTAATATCACGCAAACTATTTGCTATACCTGGTTCAAATTTCAATTTCATCAAATTACCCTTTTGGTTTTCTTTCAAATCATCAAAAAGAGTATCAATTGATTCTATAGGTCCTTCTGCTACATCAGCAGATTCCCCTTTGTTTTCAAACATTGTAATTCTTTCACCTTCTGTTTTTAATTTAGCCGTAAATGATCTTATTTTAAATTTTTCACCTTCAACTATATAATCATACATAGTATAAAGTTTATCTGTTGAGGGGGGTGTAACTATTGTATCTACAAATGAACTATTTATATTAATTGCTAAGCTGTTTTGTTCGTCTGTTGATAATTCTTCCATCCTATTCCCTACGCCTTTTATTGGCCATTCTTGACCATCACTGGGCTTATCTGTAATATCTTGTATTGGACTAATACTGGCTTCACCTATTAATAATGTATTAAGTAACCTAACGCGATTAAAATAGTCTGGAGCTGCTCTTACTGTTTTTGGTGAACCTGGTATGACAATTTCATTAAAACTCTTATAGGTTCGCATGTATGAATGTTCTTCGGATGTATATCCCTTCCAATTTAAATAATATTTTAATTCTGGAGGTGAGCGGAGTATGAGTGTCTCTTGTTCCGACTTTGTGTCACTACTACTACTAGCAATTTCCGGTTCTCTAAAATTTATATAAATATTATCCCCAAGTAAATTAGGAACACATAAAACATTTAATATTTCACCTTCTACATCATAAAAGTCGAATAATATCACAAAAGAAGCTAATTTAATTAAACAAACATGAACTGTGGGTTTTATTTTTACACCTGTCCAAAAGTTTTTGTAAATATGTTTTAATATATCATCAAAATAACCTTTAAGATGAGGAGGGCCGTCACCACCTACGGATGTTTCACCACGAGAAGGAAAAAGTATATTCAATAGAAATTCCATACTTTTTAAAAAGGCATCCTCACCGGCTACGATCTGATCAGTAAATGTTTTGTTTTTTCCCCAGTTTTTCATGTATTCTGTTATAAAAAATCTCAAAACAAACAAATTTAATATTGCAAACATTTGAATTAAATCATTCAAGATACCAATTTCACCGAAGGTGTCCATAGAATTTGCAAATAAAATTAAATCTTTCCATTCAAAATTAGTCATTGCTTCATTTCCTTTTGATAATATTCCTATCATTCTTTTTTCTCCTATGATCGTTTCTTCAGCATTTTTATGTTTAATTAAATCTTTATATAATTTAACTAATTGTGAAGTGTTTGGTTGAGCAGTGTGAAATTCATCGCTCTCATCTGGTATATTTTTGAATCTTAAATCACCCCAAGCTTCGCCAAAAGTTTTATAATCATATACAGAATTAAACAAGAGATCCATGGATAATTTCATTTTACTCCAAACAACAAGATTCAATACAAATTTCTTTTTATGAGCGTCTGGAATATAATCTGCACGTTTTTTTTTATAACTCGTTGATGTAATATCATCCCAATACCCTTCTAGAGGAATGGTTGAGTCAGAATTCATTAATGCTAATGTATCAATAGTTGGTATATAAGCAAATTTATATTTGGAATGAGCTTTGAGGCCTCTCTTATTTTGTTCTTTTCGCAAATTTAATAAACTTCCTAAGTATGTATCCCATTGAGTAAGAAGTGAATTCTTATCACCACTAGTATTTTCTATTTCTTTTTCTAAAGCCCCTTCTTTCCATGATAAAGAACCACCTTCCATAGGTATTTCAACAACAATGGGGTAAATTGTTTCAGAAGTAGCACCTGCAGTATCCTTTTCAATGATTTTCTTAAGCCCCGCCGTTGGATAGACACCTATTTGAGAATCGTCTTTTTTCTGAACAATAGAATTTTTTTTACCACCTTCCACATATTTCTCAAATAGGACAATATCACCTTTTTTTAATTGAAGAGCATCCTCCTCCTCACTGGGGGGATATTTGAATACGCATTTTAATTTCTCACCTTTTTCAAAATTTGTTTGTTCTTTGGTCAATCCTTCTTCATCCAATTCTTCCATATCCATTACATCCAATTCATCTATTTCATCCATTAATATATAATATAATTATAATATTTTATATATTATTTGACATTTATATAATTATGAAGTAAGTTTTCAGAATTTTTATTATGTATATCACCTGATAAGAATGCATTTTCAAATGTTTGTCGTAATACATCTTCGGGTGCATCAGTTCCAATTTTAATAAGATTATGAATACGTAAATATTGTTTAATTTCTTCTAAACTTTTTTTTTTAAGTTTGAGTGTTTCATTTTTGACTCTTTTTCTTGTTTTACGATTTTTTATTAAGACAGATACTTTTCGTCCTTTTTTACCGAGGATCAATTTACGTTTTAATGTTTTAGTTTTTTTGAAACGCTTAGGTTCTTTTTTATGCAATGTTGGTGCAACTAGGGAAGGATTTATTTTTTGTTTTATTTCTTGTAACTTATTTTGTCTTTCAGTAACAAATAAGGGTTTTTCAATGGGTTTAATATCATTTTCATTTACATTAAAATTAAATTTAATTTGTGGTCCATCTTTATTTTTTAAGGTTTTTCTATACTGTGAATATAACTGTTTTTTTCCACCTTTAAGAATACCATAAGGTGGTGCGGGGCGTGGATTATTTTGTATTTCATTAGAATTTTTCTTTTCTTTTTTTTTCATAGTTTTATTTTTTTTAATATTATCAGAAACTTTATCTAAATACAATAATGATTCTTGAAAATCATTTGTAAAATCTTCTTTTTGGATTGTATTACCACCATTAATTATTTGATCTTTCTTTTTTTGCTGATGTCTTTTAATTTTTTCTAAAAGTTCTTGTTTTACTTTATTTGGTTTAAATAAACTTTGTATCATCTTTTTACTTTCTCTTTTAGATTTCCTTGTAGTTTTTTCTTTACCTCCAATCATTAAATGAATAGGTTTAATAGAAATTTTTTTTTTTAAAGACATTATTATTAACAAAGAAAAATAGAATGATTAATTAACTTATTAAAAAAGGTATATATTTGTGAAATGTTCAAATATATTAATTAAATTAATACTGCAATTTAATATATGTATAGTAAAATCGGATGTTTCAAAATTTTTAATGAAATCATTTTGATAGATAAAATGAGTATATTTTTTATTTTTTTTATTGAGAGAGATTAAAATTTCTTCTGTAAATTTTTGACAATTATTTTTATAAATATGCCAATTAAAATATTTTTTTGAACCAATTCTATTTTTTGTTTTTTCTAATATAGTGTTGATGGTAAATTTTTGTTTTTTTATATTTATTTTCAACAAATCTTGATTACATTTTTTATTATAACTAGAATTAATATTTATACTATTATTTTTTTCTATAATAAGATGTTTTCTAAATTTATTAGGCATTTCAACTTCAATAATAATAGAGGTATGAAATGGAAAAAAGGCATTACATTTATTTTTTTCGATATACATTTTTACTTTTTTATTGTAATCATAAAATGAAATTATATTTAAAATTTTTAGTAAATATTTATTAATGGGTTGTCTTGCTAAGTAAATATTTTTTATAGGTAAGTCACCATATTTTTTGAGATTATTTATAGAATTATAAGTATAATTATTGAAAAACCAATTTTGATCAATATTTTTTCGGAACCATTTTAAAATGTAATAGCTTATAATAGTCCATAAAATAAATAATAAAATGAATAATAATATTAATGAAAGTAATGAAATACTAATAATTGTTTTCCATCTTTCATGTATATAATTATAAATGAAATGTAAATATTCTTGTAAAAACATAATATATTATATGTAAAATAAAATATATTATAAACTAATAATTAAATATCTAAGGTTACCTTAATACCTTTATGATCACTGGCATCTGAATTTCCAAATGTAAAAGCATTTGTAGCACTAATATCACCTTTTATCATTATAAAATCTATACACTTATTTGGCATTTTACATGGAAAGGTATTTATTTTCTTACCTAATAAATCAAATACGCAATTGTATCCTTTTTTTTTTATATACTTATACATTTTGGATTTTTGAGTATCATTAAAGTCTCCTACTAAAATAACATTTTTATTATTTTTACAAAGTTTAATAATTTGCTTAATACTATCTAATCTTTTTTCTTTTTCTTTTTTTTTGTTACCGGGTTGTAAATGAATATTAACACATCTTATAGGTTTGCTATTATATGTAAAATCAAAATATTGTATAATTCTATTACCTATATGTTTTGTTTTAATATTTGTCTTAATTTTATGTTTAACAATGGTGAGTAATCCTAAAAAATACCACATCCCTAAAAATATAGGTATACATAATAATGAAATAAAAAAGTAAACATACGGATAATTAAAATATAAATTTTTCAAATTTTCTCCCCAATATGAAAAAATATAACCACATAACCACATGAGTTTATTCATAAAATAATCAAAAATGAAATATAATTTCTTTTTATATTGTGGGAAATTTTTATAAATATATTTGTATATATTATTTCTTTCTAATAAAGAAGAATCAAAATATTTAATATTTTTTTTAGATAAAAAAGAATATAATTCTCTTAATTTATTATTAAATGGTAATGTGGCTTCTTGTAAAAGAATTATATCTGTATTATCGATATGATTTTCTAATATAATATTAATTTTATTTAATCTTTTCAACCAATTATCGTGAATAAAATTAATATTCCAAGTTATAACATTTAACTTCATACAGAAAATAAATATATAAATTAAATATTTTAAATTAAATATTTTAAATTAAATATTTTAAATTAAATATTTATACAAAACATTAAATATACATATGGGGGACGGAAGAATTTTTTTTTCGATTTTTAACTTCATCATTTGATATAAATTTTTCGAAACCTTTATCCAAGTCTTTTTGTGTTATTTTTCTTTTTTCATTATCAGGTTTACAAAAAACTCTTTTACTGTGAGCAATTTTTGTTTTTGCTAATAAAGTTTCCATATCTCGTCCATAATATTTGAAATAATCCATTTTATCTTCAAACCATTTATCTTTTATAGTATCATCAAATTCCCAACTAATATCTTTCATTTTTTTTTGGAAAATTTGATTTAATTCACTACTATTATAATTATCGGTATTAAATCTCCAAGTAAATCTAGATTCAAGACCAGAATTATAAGCAAAGAAGCAATCTTTTAAATCTTTTTCATAACCGGCAATAATAACCATAATATCATTTTTGTGGAAACTCAATGCTTCACAGAGTGTATCAATACATTCTTTTGCGAATGAATCTCTTTTTTCACTATTTCCAAGAGCATAAGCTTCATCAATAAATAAACAACCACCTAAGCAGCTTTTAATTAATTCTTGTGTTTTTAGTGCTGTTTGTCCCAAGAAACCAGCAATCAATTCAGAGCGAGTTGCTTTTTTAAAAATTTTATTTTTAAGTATTCCTAAATTTGAAAAAATATCACCAATAATATTTGCTATTTCAGTTTTTCCAGTCCCAGGTGGTCCATAAATAACAGTATGCATAAAATCAATGTTGTCCTGTGATCCATTTTTATGTAAGTTTTGAGCAAAATATAAAACTTGATCGACAATATTTGTTTTTAAACCATTCATACCAATCATATTATTTAAGTTAGTCAATGGTTTTTTAATATTATGCAACGCTTGCATGTTAATATTATATTGAACATCCCATTTCAACGGATATTTTTCAATAAGTTGTAAAATATCATTTACGTTATTAATTTCAACATCAATATGTATTAATTCTATTTTGGGTTTTAATGTATCAAAGGGATTTGGAGTTAAAAATGGGTTTGTTGCATATAAATCAAATGGTTCTTTTTTTACCAGACTAAAATCGTTATTATAAATCATTTCATATTTTTTATTTATACTTTGTAAATAATTATCCATACCTTCTTTTGATTTTTTTTTATCTTCTAATTGTAATAAATATTGGTTTTGTATTCTATTTCTTTCATTTTGTAAATTATCAAGCAAAGATTTTATTTTCATATTAAAATAATTATTACTATTATTTAAGTTATTATCATTATTGTTTAAGTATTTGTTAAAAATAAATTTTTTCTTTCTACTATTATGTAAAGAAGGAATAATTATTTTATTACCAAATAGTTTACGATTAATGTCTACACAATTATTAGACAAATCCTTTGTTATATTGACACAATTATTAGACAAGTCTCTAATGGGGTTTTGTGGTGGCTTATTCATAATACTATATATATAAATAAATAATTTAAAAAAAAATTGAAATAGTATATATTAAATGAGTGCGAATGAAAAAAAAACTATGGAAACAGAAAATATATGGAAATTAATTAAGTTGTATTTTAAGGGTCGATACTTGGAAAGATTAGTGAGACATCAAATAGAATCATATAATAATTTTGTAAATAATCAATTACAACATACAATTAATATGTTTAATCCAGTAAAAATTCATTCAGAGCATGACAAAGATGAGGAAACAAACTTATATAAGTTGGAAATAGAAATAAATTTTGATAATTTTCAAATTTACAGACCACAAATTCATGAAAACAATGGTGCAACAAAAATAATGTTTCCACAGGAAGCACGTTTGCGTAATTTTACATATAGTTCACCTATGACAATAGATCTCAACGTTAAAATTGTAACACGAACAGGTGATAAATTACAATCTATGGAAACAATTTATAAGAAAATTCCTAGAGTGCATATAGGAAAGTTACCAATTATGTTGAAGTCGAATATATGTGTATTGAAACAAAATAATCATTTGGAACATAGATTAACGGGTGAATGTAGGTATGATCCTGGAGGTTATTTCATTATTAATGGTTCCGAAAAAACTGTAATTGCTCAAGAAAGGGCAGCGGAAAATCGTATCATGTGTTTTGATGTAAGAAAGGGAAATAGCAAATGGAGTTGGCAGGCTGAAGTAAAATCAATTCCAGATTTCAAATGTATATCACCGAAACAGATTAATTTGATGATAATATCAAGAAATAATGGATTTGGTCATCCAATATATGTAATGATACCTAGAATTAAAAAACCAATACCATTATTTATAGTATTTCGTAGTTTGGGAATTGTTTCAGATAAAGAAATTTGTGATATTATTTTATTAGATAGTGAAGATAAAAAAATAAAGAAGATGTTGTATGGATTAAAGGCATCTATTGTAGAGGCAAATAAATATTTGACACAAAAAGAATGTTTAGATTATATTGTAAGTTTTGCAATGTATACTCCATTAAATATGGATAAGGAAACAGGTATAATGAAAAAGACGCAATTTACACAAAATGTATTAGACAAGGATTTATTTCCTCATTGTAAGACGAAGAAGCAAAAAATTTATTATTTGGGATATATGACAAATAAGTTATTGAGAACTAGTTTTGGTTGGAGAAAACAAGATGACAGAGATTCGTATATTAATAAACGTATTGATTTAACAGGAACACTATTAAATAATTTGTTTAGAAACTATTTCAATAAGTTGGTAAAGGACATGCAAAAGCAGATTGTAAGGGAAATCAATAATGGTTCTTGGAGATCCACTGATGATCATTTAAACATAATTAATCAAACAAATATATATAAAATTATTAAATCAACTACTATTGAAAATGGTATTAAAAGGGCATTGGCTACTGGTGATTTTGGAATAAAGAATTCAAATTCAAATAAGGTTGGTGTTGCACAAGTATTAAATCGTTTGACATATATTGCAAGTTTGAGTCATTTGCGAAGAATTAATACACCAATGGATAAGAGTGGTAAGTTGATTCCTCCACGTAAGTTACATCCCACACAATGGGGATATATTTGTCCTTCAGAAACACCGGAAGGTCAAAGTGTTGGTGTAGTAAAAAATTTGAGTTATTTGACACATATTACAATCAAATCTAATAGTGAAATTTTGTATAATATAATAGAGCCAAAAATAAAGTTGTTAGATATTTGTTCTAATAAAGAGTTGTATGAAAATGTAAAAGTGTTTATAAATGGTATTTGGGTTGGTATTAGTTTTCAACCATATGAGTTGTTTTTGTCCTTAAAGGAACAAAAGTATAAGGGTATATTAAATATTTATACTAGTATTGTTTTTGATTATAAAAATATGGAAATTAAGGTTTGTAATGACGCAGGTCGTATGACGCGCCCAATTTTACGTGTTGTTCAAAACGATATTTTATTTAATAATAAAATGAAAAATGATCTTAAAAATAACAAATGTGTATGGGATGATTTTATGATTGATCATAAATATGATGAAACAATGATTGAGTATGTAGATCCTGAAGAGCAAAATGTTTCAATGGTAGCAATGAATGGTAGTGATTTGGTAAAGAAAGGAACACGATATACTCATTGTGAATTGCATCCTAGCACAATATTTGGTATTTTGGCTTCTTGTATTCCATTCCCAGAGCATAACCAGTCTCCAAGAAATACATATCAATGTGCACAAGGAAAACAGGCACTGGGAATGTATGTATCAAATTTTGATAGTAGGATGGATAAAACAGCATATGTGCAAACCTATACTATGAGACCTTTGGTGGATACAAGAATTATGAGTTATATTGATTTACATAAAATTCCATCTGGGTCAATGGTATGTGTTGCAATTATGACGTATAGTGGTTTTAATCAGGAAGATTCAATTATATTCAATAAGGATTCATTGGATAGGGGTTTATTTTCGGCAACAATTTATCATACAGAAAAAGATGAAGATAAGAAAATTTATGGAGATGATGAAATACGTTGCAAGCCAAATTTTGCAAAAACGAAGGGGATGAAATTTGCGAATTATAGTAAGTTGACAAAAAATGGTATTATTCCAGAAAACTCTCTTTTGGAAAACAGGGATATTATAATGGGAAAGGTTGTTCCAATTAAGGAAAATAAGAATGATCAAACAAAGATCATTAAATATACGGATGAAAGTAAGTTGTTTAGAACACATGAAGAAACATATGTAGATAAAAATTATATGAATAGAAATGGTGATGGTTATACATTTTGTAAGGTAAGAACACGAACATATCGTGTTCCAATTATAGGAGATAAGTTTAGTTCTAGACATGGACAGAAGGGGACAATTGGATTAGTTCTTCCGGCAGAGGATATGCCTTTTACAGCCGATGGACAAAGACCAGATTTAATTATTAATCCTCATTGTATTCCTAGTAGAATGACTATTGGACAGTTAAAGGAAACAATATTGGGGAAACTTTTGTTAAGTTTAGGCTTATTTGGGGATGGGACAAGTTTTACGGGATTAAGTGTGGAAAAGATTTGTAAAGAAGTAGATCGTTTAGGATATGAAAAGCATGGTAATGAAATCTTTTACAATGGAATGACAGGAGAGCAAATAGAATGTCCGGTATTTTATGGTCCTGTATTTTATCAAAGATTGAAGCATATGGTTTCGGATAAACAGCATAGTAGAAGTATTGGTCCTAAGGTAGTGTTGACACGTCAGCCTGCAGAGGGAAGGGCTAGAGATGGTGGATTAAGATTTGGGGAAATGGAGCGTGATTGTATGGTAAGTCATGGTGCAAGTATGTTTACAAAGGATAGAATTTATAGTTCATCGGATCAGTATGAAGTGCATGTGTGTGGAACATGTGGTATGATGGCGCGATTTAATGATAAAATGAAGATCCATCATTGTAAGACATGTGGTAATCGTGTTAATTTTAAGAGATTAGAGATTCCTTATGCTTGTAAGCTTTTATTTCAAGAACTTGTAACAATGAATATAGCTCCTCGTATTATTACAGAGGAAATTTAAATACAAATATAATATATATGTTACATACGTTAGATCCAATTGTTAGTTCAGCTAAAAATGTTTATAAGGCATATGAAAGATATAATTTAGAAAAACCTATTGAGATATCATTTAAGGATAAATATAGTTTGGAAAAACGATTAAATGAGTCAACAACTATAGTTTCAAAATATCCAAATAGAATTCCAATTATTGTAGAACGTTTTAATCGTAGTTTGCCGGAAATAGATAGGAAAAAATATTTAGCACCATCTGATTTATCTGTCGGTAATTTTATGTATGTTATAAGAAAACGAATAAAATTAAAACCTGAAAAATCACTTTATTTATTTTTTAATAATAAACTTTTACCTGTAACTACACTTTTAGAATCAGCATATGACAAACATAAAGATGATGATGGATTTTTATATATAAAATATTGTGAAGAAAGCACATTTGGATAAATTATTTTATCTTGTTATTTTATATAATATGTTGAATCTTATAAGAAATTCAAATATGCCTCCGGCAAAAAAAGGACGTAGTAAACATCATACATCGGATAATTCAAGTGCAACAGCGATGAAAAGAAGTATTCAAAACAGATTATCATCAACGGTAAAAAAGACCACTTTGTTTGGAGATAAATATCGTATTACTCCTCAGGAATCTATTTTTTTAACTGCTGATGAAAATGCAGCTGTTGCTGATCCTCCTACTGCGGGCAATGTAACAGACGCAAATGCGGGGGCTACAGATGCAACAGTTATTGTCACAGGAGGCAATTATAACGGAAAAACAAAAAAAGTTATTTTAGATGCAGACAGAGATGCAAAAAGTGGGAATGCAAAAAAAAATCTTAAAAAGGGTCAAAGACCTAAGGGAGGAAATCAGGGAACATATTTATATTTTAAAGGTATTTTTCCATCGATGTCATTAAACAGTGTGACCAAGTAATAAATTTTATCTACTAATAATATATAATGAATAAATTTTTAGTAGAATTTTTAGGTTCCCTCTTCTTTATCTTTATTATTTTGTCTATTGGAAATCCAATAGCGATTGGTTCAGCTTTAACTTTAGCAATTTTGTTAGGCGGAAAAATTTCTGGTGGACACTTTAATCCTGCCGTAAGTGCAACAATGGCCATGGCAGGAAAAATGCCTGTAAATGATTTGGCACTTTATGTGTTAGCACAAGTTGCCGGTGGCGCAACTGCTCTTCAGTTACACAAAAAATTTCGTTAATTAATATTTTTACTTAATAGTATTAATTAACTTGTTGTTCTTACATTTGGTTTTAAGAAATTAGTCATTGTGTTTGTTGCTGATGCACTGCATCTAAAGTAAAGTAAAAATTCAATATCTTTTATACTTTCTTCTTTAGTAGTAAATAATACTGAAAATGCCATATAAGCCGTTTTTTTTTTAAAGTTATTACCAGTTTCATTTCCTGGATTTGCAAATAATGCGCTTACAGCATCCCACCTGTCACCAGCACTTGGATTACTATCAATATCATTAAAAGCTGATATAGCAGTTGTTCCTGTATTAAGTTCGTCATATCTTATTGCAAGAAGTCGTGTTATATCATCTAAATCTAGTCCATCATATCGCCATACAAAAGGTTTATTCATTTTTGAACATAAATCATATAAATTATATGTCCCACCAAAAATATTTAGTAGATAAATTAATGATCCAGAGCTTAAATGTTGCATAGAACTTATTCCTTTTGATGCTATAACATGACTACGTATTTCATCAAAAATATTTGTAATATAATCACTATTATAAGTTACATTATCATTATTACTAACATCTTTAATAAAAACAATACTGCCAGATAAATCACTTATACTTAAATCTTGAAATTTGGATCTATGATAAGGTTTTAATTTTTGTCCACCATAAAAATAATTTTTCCAACTATTGAATGAAAGATCTGTGGTGTAACCAGATAATTTTGTAAAATTATTTTGGTCATCTAAATTAAATTCACTAAATCTTGTTGGATTACCACTATTATCGATAATTCTATTTCCACTTAAATCACCTGTTAATTCAAAATGCAATTGTGCAAATCGTATAACACAAGAATTTGCATCATGTAATAAAACAGCTGTAGTCATATATAAATTTATTATATAATATTATGAAAAAATAGACCAACTTTTCTTCTTTTTCTTTTTTTTTACATTTTTTTCAATAACTTTTTTTTCAATAACATTTTTTTTATTTGTATCATAATGTTTTTTTTTAAATGTTTCCATATTTTGGGTTCCCATACTTTTATTACAACTACTACATATTGGTCGAAGATTTTTGATATTTAAGGTTCCACCATGGACTTCTGAAATAACATGACCACATTCCCATTGCCATATGTCAACTTTATTTACTTCACAGCACCAACAAAACGCAGATGATTCTTCTTTGTTATATGTTTTCCATACTTGTTTGCGTAATGTTTTGGGTATACTCTTTTTACGTTCCTTTTTTTCTTTTTTTATAATTTCACCCGTTTTTTGTTTAATAATATCCTTAATCCAATCATAACAATATGATTCATTTGTAAAATTATACATACCTAAATACATATTATGTTTACGACATTCTTCAATATAAACATCTAATTTTTTTAATTTTCTAATTTGTTTTTCATAAGCTTCTACAGTCCATCTGGACATTTCCTCATTTTTGGTAATAATAATTTTTTTTAAATCTTCTTCATCATCTATAGAAACATTAGATTCAGATAGCTTTATATATAAAAAGGCAACAGCTTCTTGAAAATGATTTTTATTTAATTTTGGTCGTATTGATTTCTTTTTCATTGTCCAAATCTTAGGATGTGTTGAAAAAAAGTATTTACAAACATTTTCGACTAATTTTTTGTTAGTAAATTCGGGGAATTCAGGAAGTTCAGTATTTTTATTAATAATTTTATAATTTTCAACAAGTTCATATTTATTATTAACTTTTACAATTTCAACCTGAACATTAAATTTTTTATAATTTTCTATTTTATGTAGTTTTTCCATTGCTTTAAAACGATGTTGTCCATCGACTAAGTAATTTTTACCATCTTCATCACAATGATGAATATTAATACAACCAATAAAATTAAAATGATTATAACCGCTTTTATAATAATTATCCTGATATTTTATAATTTGATTTACTTTATCATCATCACGAATACGTTGTTCGCCGGGTATAATAATTTTTTCACCTAATAAACGTTCAATAGTTATACTAACTATTTTCTTATTATTATTTATTATACAAACACTATAATCTTGGTTAAACATTTAAATATATTGTTTATATTATCTTTAAATGTTTAGTGTAAATTATTTACCTAAGTCGTAAAACAAGATGCAGAGTTGCTTCTTTCTGAATATTATAATCAGAAAGTGTGCGTCCATCTTCGAGCTGTTTTCCAGCAAAAATAAGACGCTGTTGGTCTGGCGGAATGCCTTCCTTATCTTGGATCTTAGCTTTCACATTCTCAATAGTGTCAGATGGTTCAACATCTAATGTAATAGTTTTTCCAGTAAGAGTTTTTACGAAAATTTGCATTATATAATTACAAATTGTGATTATTTTTTTAAATACATTTTATAATTGAATTATTATAAAATATAAAAAGTAATTGAGATGCTTAATTGGAGTAAGCGAGACCACCCATACCACTCATGATGCGGAGAACATTGTAGTTGGTAGCGTAGACACGGACCTTGGCAGTCTTTTCTTCACCAATGGCTGCGGCAGAAAGGACAAGCTGAAGAGTGGCGTTGTCGATTCTGGAGAAGTTGCAAGTTCCAGATGGCTGGTGCTCTTCTGGGCGAAGGGCGAAAGAGTAAAGGTTGATACCAGTGTCGGGGTGTCTGGTGTGATGCTGGAATGGCTGAACAACATCGAAGTAGGAACCTTCGCGTTCAGAGAAGCGATCCTGACCGTTAAGCTGAAGCTTGGCGGTAACAACGGGGTTCATTCCCCAGCAGTGAAGTTTCTTGGCAGTTTCGGCAAGAACAAAGGCACCGGCATCAGATACACCTGAATCGGGAATGGCATTGGCTGCTGCTACGGTCATTCCGATATTGGGGAAGGCACCTGAGAGAGAAGGATCACCAACTGTATTTGCCGCGCCGCCGTTTCCAATGGAGCCACCGCCTAGAGCTGCCGCAGTGGTGGCACCAGCACCAGGATCCTGGAAGAGTCCCTGAGTGTTAATGAAGGCAGAGTTAGCTCCGCTGGCGACATTCTCCGCACCAGCCTGACCCATTGAAGAGAATGCCATCAATGAGTTAGGAAGGGCATCGACAGCATCGGTGTAGTTCCATGGCTGGGCACCGAGAGCTCTCTGCAATGTCTGACCATCCTGGAATGATGCACAGTAATCAACATTATCATCAGGCTGAACAACCCAGATCAATTCCTTGCATGGGTGATTGAAGTTAAGCTTAAGCTTGTTGGATGAGGAACCAACAGATTCTTCACCAGTGAACTGAAGCTGTTCAATAAGGTATTCGTGGGGGTTCTGTGCCATGCGTCTACGTTCATCTGTATCAAGGAAGATGTAATCAACGTAGAGAGATGCGGCAACAAGTGAGTTGTTGTAAGCACCATCCATACTCTTTAAGCTGGCGTTGTCACCCTTTACGTTTGCTGTGCCAAGACCTTTGACAGCCCACAAGCATTCATCAAGAGGACGAAGTTCGATGTTAATCTTAACTTCGTGATACTGAAGGGCAATAAGTGGAAGAGCAAGTCCGGGGTTGCGGCAGAACCAGAACTGAAGGGGCACGTAAAGTGTGGTTTCAGGAAGGGCCTTGCGTGGTGCGCATACAGCGTTGGGTGCGTTGTTTGCGTTACATGCTGTAGCAATTTCAGCAAAAGCAGGATCGGTAAGGTATGTAAGCTGTGTAGTGTTACCGATCATCTTGTTGTAACCTTCTTCCTGTTCGGAAGTAAGGGTAAGCTGGTTCCAGATGTGCATCCAGTCACCATACTGTTTATCGATTCTCTGACCACCGATTTCAACTTCAACCATTGAGATGAGCTGCTCACCGGGGTTATCAAGCCAGCGTGCAAAAACATAAGAAGTGGCGGCGGCGGGCTGATTAATTTCAGGAAGAGTGACCTGAAGATATGTTCTGTAGGCAAGATCACCATTTCTTGAAACAGTGCACTGGACTCTGCGTCCAAAATCGGCCTGACCGTTAAATGTTTGTTCAATAGATTCCATTGCGAAGTTGGTGTGTCTGCGGTATGTAACCTTCCAGAAAGTGATCTGTGGGTTACCTGTAAGGTAGACGTCTTGAGCGCCGTAAGCTACGAGTTGCATTAATCCTCCTCCCATTTTATTATAATATTGCTAAAGAAAAAAATTTTACTAAAACTTAATTAATTAAATTAATTAAATTTATAGATTAATGTTATCATTATCAAAATTTTTAACTATAAATGCTCTTAAAAATGAGTCTGAAAATACTTCTTTTTTTCCCTCATGTGGTTTTGAAAATATATATGAATTGTCCTTTTTTCGGATCTCCCATCCATCTTCTAAAGCATTCCAAATAAATTGTTGTTTCTTTTTTTTTATATTTTCATTATTATCACTCATCTTTCTTAATATTTGTTAAGAAAACCAAAAATACATTTAAACATATTATTGATATTTCAAATTAAATACTAAAAATATTATATTATATATATGCCAAATTTTAAGCCTAAAACAAAGAAAAAAATCAAAATGTCTAAAAAAGGGAATGTAACTCTTGATTCAAAACATACAGAACAAATCAATAAATTTGAAAAATATAAAAAGGAGGAAATACCAAGGTTAAAGAGAGAAATACAAACCTTAAAAAAGGAACTAGAAGAAGGGGAACAGAATATTGAAAAAATAATGGATACTAAAGATCAAATAAAACAAAAAAAAATAACTATTAAAAAATTAAAAAAAGAGGAAAAGGAATATTTTCTAAATAATTCCAATTATATTTTTAATTATTTTGAAAAAAAGAAAAATCTTTCTGAAGGTAAATCTAAAAAACATATTTTACACTCCTTTTTTGATTCAAATTATAATGAAACAAATATGAATTCATCCACTACAGAAACAGAAACAGAAAAATTTATGAATAATCTTGATAACTCACAAATTGATATTAATCACTATAAATTAAATTATGATAGATGTGAATGTAAGGGAGAATTAATTAAAGTCGATCATATGGGTGTTATGATTTGTAATAGTTGTAGTAAAATATTACCATTTTTAATTGAAAATGAAAAACCATCATACAAAGAACCACCTAAAGAAGTGTGTTTTTATGCGTATAAAAGAATTAATCATTTTAGAGAAATATTAGCACAATTTCAGGCAAAAGAAACAACACAAATACCAGAGAAGGTCATTGAAGATATTATAAATCAAATAAAAAAAGAACGTATGACTATTGGACAATTGACAAATAAAAAGGCAAAGGATATATTAAAAAAATTAGGATATAATAAATATTATGAACACATACCATTTATTAAAGATAAATTAGGTATTAAACCTCCTATTATGTCACCAGAATTAGAAGAAATATTATGTAATTTATTTTTGGATATACAAAAACCGTATTCTAAACATTGTCCTGATGATAGAGTAAATTTTTTAAACTATTATTATGTATTATATAAAATGTGTGAATTACTTGGTGAAACAGATTTTTTACCATTTTTTCCTATGTTGAAAGATCCTGTAAAACGAATTGAACAAGATGAAATTTGGAAAAAAATTTGTGGGGAACTTCAATGGGAATTTATACCTACTATTTAACAATCATATTAATTATAATAATATAATGAATATTTGTAAACATCAAGTATATGCGTTCATGTTCCTATTTTATAATTTAACAGGATTTAAGGTTTGTGTAAATATGTTTTGTAGTAAATATTTCTCAGTTTTTCTAAAAAATGATATAAATTAATAATAGCGAAAAAATGAATTAAATACTAAAAATAAATAAATGTAATGAAAACCTTGAACATACACTCAGAATTAAAAGAAAAACTTAATAAATTTATACAACTCAATAAAATACCTCATATTATATTTTACGGTAATTCTGGTTCTGGTAAAAGATATATACTAAACTATTTTATTAATCAAATTTATAGTATCGAAGAAAGGAAACAATATACAATGTATGTAAATTGTGCACATGGTAAAGGAATACGATTTATACGAGATGAATTAAAATTTTTTGCGAAAACAAATTTGAAAAATAAGGATATATTTAAAAGTATTATATTGTTTAATGCAAATCATTTAACCATTGATGCTCAATCTGCTTTACGTAGATGTATTGAAGAATATAGTCATACAACTAGATTTTTTATAGTTTTAGATAATAAGGATAAGTTGTTACAACCAATTTTGTCAAGATTTTGCATGATATTTGTGCCAAATCCACGAATACATAATGAAAAAGTAAATTTGTTTAATAACAATTCAATTGTAAATAAGTTAAAAATGCAAATAAAAAATGAAAAACTTGCATATTTAAAAAAAAAATTAAAAAATAATAATTTAAAAGATTTGAGTAATATTGTTATAACTTTATACGAAAAGGGTATAAATGCGTTAAATATATTGGATTACATTGATGAAACTGTAGAAGATAGCGAACAAAAATATTTAATGTTGATTTATTTTAATAAAATAAAAAAAGAGTTTAGAAATGAAAAATTACTCATGTTTTTTATATGTTATTTCATGTTTTTGCGTAAAGACTTGAATTTAGAAAATATACTAACTATGTAAAATGGATGATTATAACACTGATCTTTTAGCTGAGGCCAAAAATGAGTATATGTCCAGGTTAGTTACAATTTTGTCTCCTTTGATTATTGAAGGTATTAAATCTATTTTTAGAGAAGCATATAAACTTTGTATTGAAAACGATGAAAAAAATAAATATTTAATGACATTTCAAAATTTCTTGTCTCGTGTGATAAGATGGAATACTACAATTATTAATGAAGAAACAGAACGAATTATTAAAACAAGTGGTTGTAATTATTTAGAGGATTTATTGACTTGTGTTCATATTACTCAACTTAAAATTTTAACCAGTATTAGAGTATCTACAAAACAGAAGAAAATAGATATTGATATTCCAAAATTATCAGATTTTGTTCACAAAGTTTACATTTTGTTTTCTAGAAAATTATATACAAATATATATTTGTTTGAAAAAGGGATTGCTCCTTTGACACATCAAAAAAATATGAGAGAATGTGAAATTTTATGCAAAGAGTCTATTTTAGAAGCTATAAGAGATAGTATGCCTATTGAACAAATATTGAGATCTTATATTGATGAAACAACGGACGAAGAAATTATTGAGGAAATATCCAAAGTTGAAACGGATGAGCAAGTGAGCGAACCTGTTGCAACAGAAGAACCCGAAAATAAGGAAGAAGAGCCTTATAAAGATAATGAAGAAGGTGTAACAAAACCTTCTATGACTATCAATAAAAAACCTGAAGAAACTACTGTTGCTCCTGAAGAAACCACTGTTCCTCCTGAAAAAACTACTGTTGATATTTCGAAACCTACAATTGTTACACCACCTATTAAGGAAAATACACCAAATATTAAATTAAATATTACAGATAAGGTATTGAGTAATGTGAAAGATGAAGTAGAAAATAAACCATTGACTCCTAAGGCGGGAGTTAATTTTAAAGATAATGATGCTGTAATTAACTATGAAACAACTAAAAGTCCATTGACTATCAAAACACAAGTTGTTGAATCTATTAGTGCTCCAAAAACACCTGAAAGATTAGAAAGAATAAGTTATGAAAGAAATGAACAACGTAAATTAGAAGAAGCAGAAGAAGATGATGATTCAGACGAAGAAGATAGAATAAAGATCCATAGTAGTGCCGATCTTAAACTTGATACTTTAGATATTCATAATTTAGACAAATCATTAAAATTGGAAAAACCTTTATTAACTGATGTTGAAGTATTAAATTAAAATTGCGTAAAAAATAATAAAATTATTTATTATTTTTTAATAAAAATGAGTAATTCTATTTTTTATCTAGCTGGTGCTATAGCTGTATTATACTTAGTTGTAAGATTTTTAGAAATGCGATTTATTCTTAAAGAAAATAAACCATTGAAACACATGTTTCGTGATGCATTAATTGTTTATTTTAGTAGCATAGGTGGTTACTATTTACTTCAACAGTTTCAACCTATTACTGAAAATTTAAACGAAAAAGTAGCTGCGTTTACTAATCCACCCGATTTTTAATTTCCACAATCTTTCTCGAATTTATTCGTATTTACATTATATTTGCTTTTTATATGTTCCTTTCCTACTCTATTCATTAAATATCTTTTATAGGATCCGTGCTTAGTATTTTGTTTCTTTAATGTTTTTACAGCAAATGAACCCATTCCCATATTTTGATGTCGGCTACAAACATAATATACAACATTGGGTGCGTCGTCTGGAACAACAAATGTTAATCTAGCACCAGCTGCTCCTGGTGCTGGACCCCCACCTATACCAGCACTATTATCATCATATGTAGCAGTTTGACCAGCTATTTTATTGGTGTTTTTGTCGTTAGCTGTGCGAAAAAAAAGTGGGTGGCCTCCTACTGTAGCATTAGATGCATCAGATAAATCAAACACATACGTTTTTCCTCTATATAAAATAAGGTTGGAATACAAACTATTATTTATATAATATTTATTTCCACCTAAATTTGGAAGATTTATATTAGGCTTATGATCAACAACCTTTACAACATTTATTGGTTCTGCTTCTCTACAAACTAGATTATTTGTTTTTAAAAAAAGATTCATGGAAGATGAATGAATGGATTTATGGGTTTTAAGTCTCATTTTTGGTGGACAATTTGTTGGGTCATGAACAGTTTTTGGTGGCATTTATATTATAATAATATAATATAAATTTTAACGTTTTCTACGCGTTTTTTTCACTTTTCTTCTACGTCTTGTCTTCTTTCTTTTTTTTGATTTTTTTCTAAATTTTCTTCGTGTTTTTTTTCTCTTTTTTCTTTTCTTTTTTTTTCTAGAGCGTTTTCTTCCACCCTTTTTTCCAGTAGGTGCTGATGATTTTTCAGTAGGTGCTGATGATTTTTCAGTAGGTGCTGATGATTTTTCAGTAGGTGTTTCAAGAGTGTAAGCATATAAATCCTCCACAAGTTGATCCATGTGACCAACATCACTCTTGAGGGAGGGTGGTATTTCTTCTACTTTTAAAGCAGTTGATGATTCCTCTCTTCTTTCCGGTATATAATACATGTAAAAACCATCCGATGATAAGTCTTGTCTCACGGCTTGTTGGGCCATTTCTTCTTTTTTTCTTCCTCTAGACAAAATTCTTCCAGGGTTTGCTGAATAATTTTTCACTTTCAAGAAAAATTCCATAACAGGTGTTATATTTTTATATTCAACATCTTTTATTTGTTTTTCCACCTCACCCATAATTGTTTGTATTTCTCTAACTATTTCTAATCTTGCAGTCAATGTTTCTCTACGATTTGGGTTCTTCCGATGCACTTCCAAATCTTTTGCTAAGATATCCAACTTTTTTAAATCTTTTCTTTTAACTACTCCTTTATACTCAGGCGAGTGAGAAACTGCACTCATTCCTTCATACCAATTTGATATTTCTTCTGTATCAATAAAATCTTCGGGCATTGCATCTTCTACTTCAGATGTAAATACATAATTGGTGAATTTTTTTAATTCTGAATTTAAATCTTTATTTTCCACTAATTGGTCACTTTTAGTATCATAAAATTTGTAACCATATTTTTTGTAATAATAACCAATAACATATCCTAATGCTGATAATTTAAATCCCTGAATAAGTCCTGCATCAAATAAGGGTTTGCCAATAGTTTTTAACATATAATCCATCACTAATCCTGCTTTTCCTCTGTGTGAACATAATCCATCTAAATATAAATAAGTTCCTGAAGGTTCTACTATAATTCTTATTGCTGCAAATGCTGAAAAAGAAGGGGAACCATGTCTTGATTCTAAAGGAGTTTCTATGATTAAAATAATATCATCGTTTGGGAGTTGTTGTCGTAACCAATCTGCTGTTAATACTCCACTACATAATCCTAGATTACCAGCTTTATCTACAGTTGCTGTTGCTATTCTTGATATTTGTTGTTCATATGGAGCAACTCCTAAATTCCAATTTGCAGTTGGATCTTCTGCTAGACTTTTAATATATTCCATAACTCTTGCTCTTCTTTTACTAGAAGCTTGCTTTGGTTTAATAGTCTCACTAAATTCATAATCATCTCCTAGGCTGTTTTCATTAAAATATATACTAATTCCATCTTTTGGTTTTGGGTCTTTTGCTTCGCCAGACATATATATTATAATAATATTAATAATTATTGTGAAAAATCCTCAAACGCGTCAATATTTATAATTTTGGCTTTCTTATTCAACTTTCTTTTACTGGTCAAAAACTTCTGAAATAATGGATTTTCTAATTGCTTTTGAGGTGTATGATTGTGAACCAAACGAGTGATCATTTTATATAATTTGAAATCAGGGTATCTTTCATCTCCATTTTTTTTATATAAAATATTTTTACCTTTATCATCCAATATCCAACTATGTATCAACTTTGCAATTGAGTCTAAATCTTCTACATCATCTTCTTCATCGATAAAAAAGTCATATAAACTACAAGCTAATCTACATAAGTCGAAACTGTAATTGGGTTCTATTTTGGGTTTTTTGTTGTTGTAGTAAGTGCCGAAGTTGTATTGAGTGGCGGCGTCACCTTTTGGATGAAAACTGTCAGAGCAAATTTGAACACCTTTAAATTTGTATATTGCTCGTCCAAAGTCGATTAATTTGAATATTTTTCCATATGTTGGAACTTTGTATATTTTTCCATTGTATTTATAAATAATATATTTTCGATCAGTTTTGTTATACATAATATTATTTGTATGTAAATCGTTGTGTGTAAATTGGAAACATTTTTGATAAGTATTAAGCATCATAATAATTTGCATCAATATAGATTTCCATTCATTATTAGAAATTTCATAGTCTTCATCTTCTAATAAAGAGTCTAGAGTATTTTCTAATTTTTCTAAACAAATTACTTGAACTGGAAAGTTAAATATATTACATTCTAGATTTGCTTCACTACTATTACTAATTGAACTATAAATAGATTCATTATCTTCAGATGAATCATAATCCTCTTCATCTTCTTCTTCTTCTTCTTCATCTGTTTCTTCAATCTCAGAATCTTCTTCATCTGAAGTATTAGATGTTCTAGACGAACAGGTAGAACTAGTGTTATTTGTGGAATTTTTTCTTTTTAAATCACAAAATACCAAGTTATTTGACAAATCAAGTGGTTTATTTATTATATTTGCATTAGAATTTACAAATACTCCATCAAATACTTTATCATCAAAATTATCTACATCTAATTTAATGTTTGAATGATCAATACTTATTTTTTTACGATTTTTCAAACTTAACTCATTTTCAAATAAATCTTCGTCAATATTATCAACATTAAATAAAACATTTTTATTTTCATTAAAATATGGTGAATCGTATAAATATTCAATATCATCGTAAATATTATAATTAAAATTTGCTTTTGTTCCTAAAAATGATCCATAAAAATCAACTGCGTTAATAAATTTATGTTTATTCAATAAACAACTTGTTAAATATGAAAAAAAGGCGTCAATATATGCTGCATTATTTGGATCTAATAATTTTTCATTACATGTATTATTTTCAAATGTTGGCATTAAGCTAATATCTGTATTTTTATACTTTCCCGTTAAATATTTTACAGGATCTAATAATGGTGAAAACTTGAAGAAAACATCTGACTTTACTATGTCTTTTTTTTGTAATTTACATTTAAAGTGTTGATCTGTATGCTTACAACATATTTCTAGTATAGAATTTTCATGATTTAGATTAATTGCATTATGATTATTTTTTGTTAAGTTGAAAAAACTTTTATAAATTGGAATGTAATTTTGAATATTTGTTAAATTTGTTAAATCATCTTTTTTAAATGAATCAAATAATTGAGAATTATTATTTTTTTTATAATGAAGCATTTAGAATTTTATAAAAAAATCAATTATTATTTTTAATTGATTTTTGCGTATTATTATTTATAAAAATTATATGTATTTTTATTAATGAATTTAGAATTAAAGAAATTTGATATGAAACAGATTACATTCAGGCCGGAAGAAAATCAAGGACCGGTTATTGTTTTAATAGGAAGGCGTGATACCGGTAAGAGTTTTTTAGTTAGAGACTTATTATATTATCATCAAGATATTCCAATTGGGACAGTTATATCTGGAACAGAGGCTGGCAATGGTTTTTATGGTAATATGGTTCCTAAACTATTTATCCATGATGAATATAATTCGGCTATTATTGAAAACATTTTAAAAAGGCAAAAAATTGTGATGAAACAAGTAAAAAGAGAAAAGGAAGCTTATGGTCGGTCTAATATTGATCCTAGAGCATTTGTCATATTAGATGATTGTTTATATGATAACTCTTGGGCTAGAGAAAAATTAATGAGATTACTTTTTATGAATGGTCGTCATTGGAAAATTATGCTTATTATTACTATGCAATATCCTTTAGGAGTCCCACCAAATCTAAGAACAAATATTGACTACACATTTATTCTTCGTGAACCTTATTTAACAAACAGAAAAAGGATTTATGAAAATTTTGCGGGTATGTTTCCAACATTTGAAAGTTTTTGTCAAGTAATGGATCAATGCACAGAAAACTATGAATGTTTGGTCATTTCGAATAATGCAAAATCAAATAAATTGGATGATCAAATATTTTGGTATAAGGCAACTGGTCATAATGATTTTAGATTAGGATCTAAAGAATTTTGGGATATATCTAAAGATTTGGGTTCTGATGATGAGGATGAATCCTTTGATCCAAAAAAACAGGTAAAGGGTCCTCGTATTAATGTCAAAAAGAGTAAATGGTAAATTAATAATGTATTAGATGATCACTAGTAATATTGTTTAATTTAATACTGTATATAAGTGCATCTTTTTTATCGTGTTTTCCATAATAAAATTTATTAATTACATCTTGAATTTTTTTTCCATAAAAATTAGATGTTGCTCTTTTTCCTAATTTATCATTATACCATTCTACTATATAATTTAAATAAGGAGAATCATCTTTTTTAAATGATTCTTTTAAATTAAATATATGGTCATACATTTTAGCTAAAGCTTCAACTTTTGTCTTAGCTTCCAAACTATGTAAAAAAAAGGATGTTTGATGTTTTGGGTTATATGTCATTACTATCAACTCAAAACCTTTACCGGGATATCGATTATATGTAAAATGTGCTGAACAATTGTTATCAGATTTGATCAAATTTTGTATAGTATATTCTCCTTGATATACACAATCAAAAGTGTTGCCTACTGCTTCATCTTCACTCATTTTAATAAATTATATTGATTATATTTTAAATTATTTCATAAAATATAATTAATCTTCATTTTCACCACTGTTTTCCTCTTTACTCAAATTTTCCTCTTCGTTTTCACCACTGTTTTCCTCTTTACTCAAATTTTCATAATATTCTCGCATTTTCTTTGATGCTGTTCTTGGTGAATCTGATCCCTTGGTTCTTACATTTTCACCCTTAAATAATTCATTTTCAATTGTTGATTGATTAACTTCTTCTCCTAATTCTAGTGACTTTTCAATAGTATTAATATTATTTGCACCAACCAAGTTACCTTGTTCATTAATGTTTTGTGTAAGTTTATTTCCACTTTTTTTTGCTAATTTAACATTTTCTTCAATTGCTTCTTTTTTACTCTCTAATACACGCTTATCAAATTGACGTTTTGCATGATCGTCGTTTGCATTTTTCTCCTTCATTAATTCATTTAATTGCTCTTCCAAATATTCTACACGACCAGTCTTATAAGCATCAGGTTCCCAAGGCATCCACATACCAACTGGTCCCACATATACATTATGATAAGGATCTACTTCTCTTAACATTTTACATCTAAACTCAGCTTCTTCTTGACTACCATATACACCTCTTACTTTTAATCCTCTTACACTTGTTTGGAAATTATGATCTTTACTAAACTCTGTATCTAATTCTTCTTCTTTCTTATCCATAAAGGTCGCCCATTCATCCTCTATAGAAGTTTCTATTAAATTGTCTTTTTCTTCTTTAACAAATTCCTCAAAATCTTTCATTACTGTATCAAAATCCAAATTATTTTTGTATGCCACAAAATTCAAAAACTGAGTTGTTTTTTTAATACATTTAGAAAAATCCCATTGTTTTAGGAATCTTTCAAAGAAAAACATATTTTTCTGTTTTAAAATATTTTCGGGGCTCACAAAACTTATACATGCAAATTTTTGTCCTGAAATTGGTTTATCTTCATCTAATAAATCAACATATTTAGTATTTTTGCTTCCATCGGGGTTTTTTTGTTTTTCAAAGCTCATTATAATAAATTTAATAATTTTATTATTTAAGTTTTAATTATATTAATATATATTTTTTTCTCAAATATATTTATAAAATGTTAGATGCATTGAACAATATTGTTAACCTTAGAGAATTATTGACTCGCGCCGTGAAATACATTTTTGAAGGTATTATGGTTGCTATAGCTGCGTATGCAATTCCTGCTAAGGCATTGAAACTTGATGAAGTTTGTCTTATTGCCCTCACTGCTGCCGCTACATTCAGCATATTAGATTCATTCCTCCCAAGTATGGCTTCTTCTGCCCGCTCTGGTGCCGGTTTCGGTATTGGTGCTAATCTTGTTGGATTTCCTCGCTAAGTAATTAATATTTTTTAGTATATTTTAATAAATATTAATAGTCAAGAATAGTCAAGGTGGTATACAAAGAAATAGTAATCTCTAAAAATTTAAATATTGGTAGTAAAATCTAAATAATATTTTACAATATCATCAATAACAGATTTATCTGGGAGACTAGCACTCATTCCATATATACTTGCAACATTATTATCACATTTTTTTACTTCCTCTTTAGTAAGTTTTTTTAATAAACCAATCAAATTATTAACATTGTTTATGTTTTTTGGTGTAATACATAAATGAACACACAAAGGATTTTGTAATATATTTAAATTCCATCCCTTCTTACTTACATAATCTATAATTTGACCTATTCCATAAGTATCACTATAAAAAGCCACCACATTCACATTTGGATTTCCTATTACATTGAAAGATTCTATATTCTTTATATCATAAGCCAAATTTTTTGTAGCTTGGATAATATTATTAGACATTAAATTATAATAATTAAAACCATTATATAATAATGCAGCCCAAGTAGTAGCTATTTGTGAACCAACTCTACTTCCTGGTAAAGATACACTTGCATATATACCTCCTGTCCAATCATTTTGAATAAAGTATTGATAATGTTTAAGATTTTTATTTTTCCATAATAATACCGAAGAACCTTTCGGTGCATAACCAAATTTATGTGGATCAATAGATAAAGATTGAATGTTTTGTGTGAAGGATAATTTTAAATCTTTATCAAACTGTGTTATAAAACCTCCCAAACATGCATCAACATGTAACGGTATATTGTAAACCTTAGCTACTTCACTTATACTTTCTATAGGGTCATTTAATCCATACGCAAAGCATGGGTAAGAAGCAATAATCGCGCAAGTTTTATAACTTACTTTACGTTTCAAGTCTTCCACGTCCATAACTTTGTTCTCATCTAACTCCACATATACTATACGTAAATCTAATAATTCACATGCTTTGTTAACTGCCGCATGCACCGTTCTCGTGCAACATACTTCGGGTTTAAAAAAATACAAGTTTTTATATTTCTTATAAGCCTTTAAAGCCATTATTGTGCTTTCGGTTCCACCCGTCATCAAGTTTCCACCACCTTCGTCTGGTAAATCAAACAAAGAACCTACCATCTCAATAATTTCCGATTCCATTTTGATTAATTCTGGAAATAAATCTGGATGTAATGGATTAGAAAACATATAGTCACTACTAACAATGCTTAAAAGCTTTTTAGATTCTGTATTATTAATATAGACACCTCCTGATATTTTGTTATTTATAAAAGATTTACGACCATCCATAATATGTAAAACATTTTCTATACTTACTCCATTTTGTGGAATTTTTTTGAAATTATAAATATATTTTTTGGAAAACATACCTTCTTTGATTATATTTAATGCTTTACTTTTTTTATCTTCGAGCATCTTTTTACCCTTTTGTGTAAACTTTATTGCAAATACATATAATAATAAATTGTATTTTTTATGCAAATAGTTATAAAACATATATAGGTATTTAATAAATTTATCATACCAAGAATAAATCATATATATTATTTATTAAATTATATTTTTAAAATACTTTAATAAATTAATTATTTCCTGCGACGGCGCGTTTTTTTCCTTCTCTTGAGGGATTTTCTTTTAGACTTTCTTTTTCTTCTTCTTCTTTTTCTCTTTTTTGTTCTCTTTTTCTTAAAAAGAGATTTACGAGATTTTCTTCGTTTTCTTCCCCCTTTTTTTCTCGGATTTTTAATAATATCTTTCCACGGCACCCACAAATCCCCAAGATTCATCTTTTGGACTTCGGGGGTCTGCTCCTTCTGCGGAAAATGGATCTGTTCAGGGTCAATGCCGAAGGGTGTCAAACCATATATGGTTTGCCAGTCTCCATCACCATTACGAATACCCCAATCCATCCCTGAATCACTATTTATATATCGATTTAAGGCTTCGATTTTTTTCCGGTAATCATCTATTTCTGGTTCCTTCAAGGAATCGATGAACTCTTGATAAAAAGATGCGTCCTCTTGAGGGGGTCGATCATCCGAA